CGCGCTGAAAAAACAGCACAAAAAGAAATCCAAGATCTAGCAAGTTACTGGGCAGATATTATTGAACCGCTCTTCCCTGTATCTTGGGCAGCGCTGACAGAAGGAAACTAGAATGTCAACAGAACTACCCACACCCTACCAATCATATATCCACCTTTCACGATATTCGCGATGGTTGCCAGAAAAGAATCGCCGCGAGACATGGGAAGAAACTGTTGGTCGTTATTTTGACTTCTTTGAGGATCACATCCAAGAGAACACCAAAGGTAAAATCCCAAAGGATGTTCGTGCAGAACTTGAAGAAGCCGTGCTAAATCTGGATGTTATGCCATCAATGCGATGTCTGATGACGGCCGGTCCGGCACTCGCGCGTGAGAATATTGCGGGATACAACTGCTCATATGTTGCCATTGATAGCATTCGTGCGTTCGATGAAGTTCTTTATATTCTAATGAATGGCACAGGTGTTGGATTTTCAGTCGAGGAACATTATATTCAGCAACTTCCGGTTGTCAACGAGGAGTTCAATCCAACAGACACATCCGTCGTAGTTCCTGACTCTAAGCTAGGTTGGGCAAAGGCTCTTCGTGAAATCTTGGCCATGCTCTACGCTGGTCAAGTTCCGCAGTGGGATCTATCACGGCTTCGACCAGCAGGCGCTCCATTGAAAACATTTGGTGGGCGAGCATCTGGTCCCGACCCGCTTGACACGCTATTCACGTTTTGCGTCAACACGTTTAGTGGAGCTGCCGGCCGGCGTCTTACGTCACTAGAGTGTCATGATATCGTATGCAAAATCGCCGAATCGATTGTAGTCGGTGGCGTGCGACGTTCTGCTCTTATATCACTATCTAATCTATCAGATGAACGGATGCGGCACGCAAAGACTGGTCAATGGTGGGATACGGAAGGTCAGCGCGCGCTTGCCAACAACTCTGCTGTATATAACGAAAACCCAGAGATGGGGATCTTTATGCAGGAATGGCAGTCTCTATATGAATCAAAGAGTGGTGAGCGAGGAATCTTCTCGCGCGCGGCCTCTATCCGACAGGCAGGAAAGAATGGCCGGCGGGATATTGAATGGGAGTTTGGAACTAATCCCTGCTCAGAGATTATTCTTCGATCACGCGAGTTCTGTAACCTCAGCGAGATCGTTGTGCGCGCGGGAGACACAGAAGAGTCCCTGAAGCGCAAGGTTCGACTGGCTACCATTCTTGGTACCATTCAGTCTACCCTAACAAACTTCCGGTTTGTCAGTGCAGCGTGGAAAAAGAACTGCGAAGAAGAACGACTTCTGGGTGTCTCTATGACAGGCATCATGGATTGTCGCTTGACGAATGGCCAATCAGGAACCTCCGCGCTAGAAAAACGACTCAATCACCTGAAAGAAGTTGCCATCGAAACGAATGCTGAATGGGCAAAGACATTTGGTATCAATGTTTCCGCAGCGATCACTTGTGTTAAACCATCAGGAACCGTGTCACAGCTTGTGGATGCCGCAAGTGGTATCCATGCTCGTCATAGCGAATACTACATTCGAACAATTCGAGCAGACAAGAAAGATCCACTGGCGAAGATGATGGTTGATAAGGGATTCCCTGTTGAAGATGATGTGATGCAACCAGATAACAACTATGTATTCTCGTTCCCGGTAAAGGGACCGAAGTACGCGATCTTCCGTGATGAGAAGAATGCTATTGAACAGCTAGAGCTATGGTTAACATACCAGAGACATTGGTGTGAGCATAAGCCTTCGGTGACAATCTCGGTCAAAGATCACGAATGGCTTGAAGTCGGTGCGTGGGTATATAAGCATTTCGACGAAATGAGTGGAGTTTCATTCCTACCATCTGTTGGTCACATTTACCAGCAAGCTCCATACCAAGAGTGTGATAAGCAGAAGTATGAGGAGGCGCTAAAGCATATTCCACAAAATGTAGATTGGGGTGAGTTGTCTGATTATGAAAATACGGATCAAACAACCGGAAGTCAAGAATTGGCCTGCTCTGGTCCCTCTGGTTGTGAGATATGATAGGAGACAATATGATCGATGAAGAGGAATTTGATGAAATCGATACAATACTATGTAACGCTTGTGAGGCAGAATATGCGGTAGTGTTAGCCGAAGATCTTTTGGAAGTAAAAATTAGCTTTTGCCCGTTCTGTTGCGAACCCGTGATTGATTAGCCAATGTTATTTGTAGGCATAGACTATTCGCTTACTGGTCCTGCAATCTGTCTATATAATACAGAAGATGGGGAGTTTAGTTTTGCAAACACAAAGTGTCATTTCCTTGCAAGCAAGAAGATGCACGAAGCCTACAATGACGGCGTGATTGTATCCACCAACTATCCAAAGAAGTGGACAACATATGAAGGGCGCTATAGCGCGTTGGCTTTCTGGGCTGAGCAGCAGATATTTAATGCTCTGGGATCGCGAGCGAATGATCAACTCACTGTGTACATCGAAGGATATGCATTTGGAGCTTCTGGTAAGGTATTCCATATCGCAGAGAACACTGCCATTCTGAAACATATGCTATATAAAGCAGGAGTATCCTATGAGACAGTTGCTCCCACCGAAGTGAAGAAGTTTGCTACTGGTAAAGGGAACTCAAACAAGGACGTTATGTTCGAACATTTTCTTGAAGAGACGGGAGTAGATTTGATGTCGAGTTTGTCACCCAAAGCAAGTAAAGTAAATTCGCCTGTATCAGACATCGTTGATGCATACTACATCTGTAAACTTGGTATCATGAAGTCATCCCTTCGGGATGACGGAGCTACGCTCCAACATTAGATAATGAATCTTGTATCTGCTTTCTTTTCGGCCGATTACATCTTTATATAGTCAGAAACTACTCAAAAAACACTTGCCAATTTGAGTATTGTTAAAAAAGGCAAGCTTGCCAATTTTAGATTATTTTGTTCTTTCTGTTGACATATCCCTAATAGTTGCTATACTATGTACATGATGATAAACGAATATATCTGTGCAGCAAAGTGGTCCCACGAAGCAGCCCAAGGTGAATTGCTCCAGGCAAAGCAGTCACTACTATGGGCAGAAGAATCTGCCGAAAAACGGAAGGTAGATAAGAAAGATGATACCGTTGTCCATGCAAATATTACCCGAGTTGATATTGCTGGCAAACGTCTTATATCGGAGCAGGGTAGGTTATCCCGGCACGATTGCTCTACTAGTTCCATCTGTGCCATTTCACAGAACGATAAAAATGGCAGCTAGTTTACCTGTGTAGTTGTACTACATAGTAATAGGAATAAAGAGACAGTGCGACAGTGCCTCTTTATTCATCATTGAATCCTGTCGTTATATAAATGGAGAAATACATTATGTCATTCAGTTCCAATTCCAAGAGCCGCAAGGTCGTTGATTATCTCGCTGCTGGTCGCACGCTGACCGCAGGGCAGGCAAAGGCCCGCTTCGGCGTGGCCAACCTCCGCGCAACGATCTCGGACATCAAGTCCGTCGTTGAAGCGTATGGTAATCACGAGATTACCGTCGAAGATACTGCGACAGGTAAGACCGCATACGGAATGCGATCGTTGAACTAATCTTGAATGATTAGTGCGGCCTGAGGAGGGGGCTAGGGCTGTCCTAGCCCCCTTTTTTATCATGGAGGATGTAATGGGATTTGAATTGAATATCAGCGAGCCAGAAGAAAAGACTCTACTTCACCCGGAATCGAATGGTGGAACCGAGCAATTATATCGCGAGTTAAAGACTCGTATTGATCCCGAACTCTTTCAGAAGTTCAACATTATTCCATCGCGCGTTCGCGACGAAATGTTTGATGATCGCCCCACAATCCTGTGGCTACACGATCTCCCCGAAGATCCAGAGTCCGCGATGCTTGCTAACGCAGAGTATCGCAAGAAGTTTGACAAGATCGTCTTCGTGTCTAATTGGCAACGAGACGCATATAGTCGAGTTCTTGGCATCCCTCTTGATGAGGGTGTTGTTATTAAGAATGCCATTGAACCTATTATGGACCCGCGCCCAGAACGCGAAGAAGGTTCAAAGACTCGTCTGACTTACTTCTCCACTCCACATCGCGGGCTATCTATCCTCTACCCCGCCCTTCACGCATTGAGCAATCATCGCGATGACTTTGAGGTGGACATCTATTCTTCGTTTGAGTTGTATGGATGGAAGGATAATGATAAAGCATTCGAGGATGTGTTTGGCGCTCTTGATAGTCTGGATTGCGTGACTCTTCATGGTACCGTTGATAATGATACAATTCGACAGAATCTTTTGACCACTGATATTCTTGCATATCCTTGCATCTTTCAGGAGACGAGCTGCCGTGTTCTGATCGAGTCGATGTGCGCTGGGCTACTTCCGGTGATTCCGAACTATGGGGCATTGACCGAAACAGGCACCGACTACTGCTTCATGTATGATTGGAGTAGTGATGCTCAAACTCACATCGAACACTTTGCTGGTGCGCTCAATAATGCTATGGATGCATACAAGATGCCGTTCTATCAGAGTCTTCTCAAGATGCAGCGGAACCATTACCAATATTTCTATAGCTGGGATCTGCGTGCATCGCAGTGGTCACAGTTGTTGACTTCGATGTTGGAGGAGACCGACTGATGAAGACTTCGAATGAGTTATTGTCTACTACTCCTATTATATCTGGAATGGTAAATTCGCCTCAACTAGAATTCATTTTAGACATTTTGGAAGAGCAATTGTCCATTGGTATTGGTGGAGATGTTGTTGAGTTGGGAT